TTTTCCCCTCATCAAATACTATTCCATACCCAAAAATCAAAGCGTAATTTTTTGTTAATACATCACGCCCCGCCCCGCCTTCCCTCAACTATAAAACTTTATGAAAGTAAATCTATTGAGGGGCTACTGTTAGATCATAGAGAAGTTAAACCGCTGGCCGTTAACGATTGGGCGCTCATACAAAATAAATTAATCGGAATTAAAAACAACTAACCGCGCGCCACGTTGCGCGCCCCGCGATCAGTCAACCGCTGATTGTATGTAATTTCTGCATATACCATATATAGTAGGTCAAGTAATATTCCCACATATTCCCACGCATATTGACGCACGCAACCTGAAGTTGTGCTCGTGACCTTCGGGCCCACCCACCCTATATATATAAAATCGGCTCGTGACCTACGGGCCCACCCTCCCTAAAAAAATAAAAAAAAGAAAAAACCCCGAGCCACTTTCGTGGCTCGGGGTTGGTGGTTATTGTGGGTCAGGCTTATCTGTTTTAAATAAGTCTGCCATAACTACTAGTTTAGGTCTGTACTCAACCTTATCTCCTAAATAAACATTGTCCCATTGAGCCAAATACTTAAGTATTTGTTTCCTTACAGAACTAAAAGAATTAAAATCTTTTAGTTTTTGTGGCGTAGGCCAATTTTCATCTTGTTTCGTATCTCTATTATTACACTCTGTTATTTTCTCATCGACTAACTTTAATAAATTTAAGGCGTGATGTTGCCCTAATTTTAAGCCGTCAATGTATGTTACTCTTTTCTTCATCTCTTCTCCTTTAGTTGTCCTCGCTCCGATTATCTCGGAGCGAGGTTGGTTGTTAGCTGATTACTTTCCAACTCACTGAACTTTCAAAATTATTGTAAGGTATGAAACCTTCCTTTTTATTTTGAAATACTACCTCATCTCTTATGAAGGCTTTTAATTGGTCAGCGCCTTCCTTCTGATCTTTAAAGGCTCTACCTGTATCATCAGCGTACTGATGATCAGCCTTTATTTTTTTCTTATCGATTGTGAATGTTAAAGTTTCACTACTCATTTTTTCCCCCAATGTTTTTTGGTTTGTGCATCAACTCGCTGAATGTTTGCATTCTGTTCAGCGATCCGCTCTCTTCGTTCTTTGTTTTCTTTTACTTGCTTTTCTATTTCTAGAAGTTCTGTAAAAGTTTCGTTGCCTCGCAACGGAACACCCAAGTGTTCCGCTACAATTTTATGATTGATCTTCATTTTATCTCCTCTGCTTTGGTTGAGAAAGTGTAACCAAGTTCCGCGATTCAACTTTCTATCTTCATCAAGTAAAGTTTTATTGCCAGAAATTCTAGCAAATAACTTTGCGCTTTAATTGCAAACGGGGTAGACACGCTCTACCCCGTAAACATTCTTTTTTTCTACGATTAGGTTATGCATCGTGACCATCCTAACCTTTCGACCTTATCTTCAACCGCTCGCATAATGCTTCTTCATATACTGAATTACGAGTTTCTAGTTCTTACGTTAGTTTTATAACCAATCATCGATCGGATATAAGCTTTCAAAGAACCCATACGATCAACGAACCTGTGCAAAAAGTTGTGACCGCATTTTTCAGCAAACTTTAATCTGAATACAATTTCATCAACATTAGATTAGCGTTGTATCTCATTCATCCAAGATTAACCGCTGACAGTATCCCAAGCGAATCTGGGATGTGCTTTTGTGCATCTCATCATGCAAAGTTTTTGATGTTCGCAACTGCTGTATAATCAAATTGTTAGTGCCATATTATTTCTTCTTTCTTTTATTGTTAAACATTACTTACCCTTATAAGGGCAAGTTAAATTGCTTTCAAGATAATTCTTATAATTTCCCACCTTAAAACCCATAATGGTCACTGTGATATATTTACTACATTCTTGCATTAAAGCTTATCTGAAAAAAAAACCAAAAATCAAAAGTAATAGATGACCCCCTGATTTTCTTTCTTTTGTAAAACATGTTTGGCCAGAATTTATAGAAGGTAAACATCACAAAAAAATTGCAGAAAAATTTAATAAACTTGCAAAAGGTGAAATTAAAAGACTAATTATTAATATGCCACCTAGGCATACCAAGTCAGAATTTGCGTCTTACTTCTTACCCTCTTGGATGGTAGGACGTAAACCTAATCTAAAAATTATTCAAACGACCCACACAACAGAATTAGCGATCCGCTTTGGTCGTAAAGCTAAAACACTAATGGATTCACCAGAATATCAATCAAGTTTTTAAAACAAGACTTAGAGAAGATTCGCAAGCCGCGGGTAAATGGGAAACAGAACAAGGCGGTGAATACTACGCAGCTGGTGTTGGATCTGCGATAACGGGCCGTGGAGCGGATTACTTATTATTGATGACCCACACTCTGAGCAAGATGCACTTGAATATGACTGCTCTGGAGCGAGCTTATGAATGGTATACATCAGGTCCACGTCAACGTCTTCAACCTGGTGGAGCGATAGTTGTTGTTATGACTAGATGGAATATGAAAGATTTAACAGGTATGTTATTAAAATCTCAAAAAGAATTAAAATCAGATCAATGGGAAGTCATTGAGTTTCCAGCAATCTTACCATCAGGTAAACCTGTATGGCCAGAGTATTGGAAGTTAGATGAACTTAGAATCGGTTAAAGCTTCACTATCCGTTGGTAAATGGAATGCACAGTGGATGCAAAACCCAACATCTGAAGAAGGATCATTAATTAAACGTGAATGGTGGAAAGTTTGGGACAAAGGATTATATTCCACCGCTTAGAACATATCATACAATCTTATGATACAGCATTTCTTAAAAAAGAAACTGCCGACTATTCTGCTATTACAACCTGGGGTGTATTTTATCCGAATCGAAGATTCAGGCTAATTTAATATTACTTGATGCATTAAAAGATAGACTAGAGTTTCCAGAACTAAGAAAGTTGCTTACGAACAATATGATATTGGAAACCAGAAACGGTGATCGTAGAGGCTAAAGCTTCTGGATTACCTTTAACTTATGAGTTGCGAAAAATGGGGATACCTGTTATAAATTTCACACCCTAGCAAAGGTAACGATAAACATGCTAGAGTTAACGCAGTATCCCGCTCTATTTGAGAGTGGTAAATTTGGGCGCCGGACGAAAAGTTCGCAGAAGAGGTGATCATTTCCGAAGAGTGTGCATCATTTCCTTATGGAGATCATGATGATTTGGTGGATAGTATGACACAAGCGGTAATGCGATTTAGACAGGGAGGATTGATGAAGAAGTATCAGAAGACATAGGTAGAGGTTGAAGAGAAACCTAAAAAATTATCTGGTAAAGAAAAAGGTATGAGAATCATCCAGAGTGTTATTAGAGAAGTTGAAGATATGGGAATTGCAGATAAAGATTTAAAAGATAATTATGATCCAGATAAACCAAAGTTTGATTACGAAAAGTTTTTTAAAAGAAGACGAAGAGCGGACGGCGGTGCGATAGGCATTGAAGTTCTATTCGAAGAAAAAAATCCAAGACAAGGATTATTTATGGGCGGCTCACCTTTAGATGGACAAGCATTATCTATTTACAATTCTATGAACGCGTATGGCTTTGATGATCAGGCGATCGCGAATGCATTACAAGAACAAGGTTTATATACACCACCGGGTTCCGATACGCCGGAGACACCACCAACAACTATTCAACCGATAGGTTTTCAAGGTGGTGACAATACATCAAAAGGTTTACTACCAACTTTTTCAAAAGATTTAAGTGGAGATTCAAGATTTAATTATTTAACCCCTCAAGAACAAGGTGTTAAATATAGATTTGATAGATCCGTAGAACCAAGAGAAGGTTTAATGGGTTTCTTTGATAAAGTAGGAAACAAATTTAAAGAAAGTAAATTTTTTCAACCAAAAATAAAAGGCACACTTGGGGATCGATTATTAAAACAATCACAAGGTATGACTATTCCTTCATTAACAGGTGCGTTTGCTAAACTACGAAGTCCTTTCAACCCTCAATCTCCAACTTACAATGCAGCGCTTCCTATGCAGTTAAACTTTTTAGAAATGGGACAAGTAGGAGATAAATCAGGATTAAATTTAATAGGAAGAAATGAGGGTTCCGGTCTTTTACAATATGGAGTAGACTCTGTGTTGTCTGGTAAAAATGTAATATCAGGTTTTGGAACTAATGATTATGAAACGGCTTTAAGAAATTTTATTTCTAGAATGAATGCTAACACAAAAATTTCAGATGCAAGAAAAACTGCAAGATTAGCTGCAGCTCAAGCAGAACTAGATGCATTGATGGCTAAACAAGCACAAGAGTACAAAGATTCAGGAACACAAGCAGAAGTTGCAGCTCTTCAAAAAGAAATTGATAGCGGTAAGTATAGTGGAGGTTCAGATTTTGCACAAAGCAATCAAGCCGCTGTTGGTGGTGGTAACACCGCTACAAACGCTCAAGGACAAACTGCTTCTCAAGCAACATCCGCTGGAACAGGAACATCTCAAGGATACTCACAACATTATGCAAGAGGCGGCCTCGTTACAATGTTCAAAGAAAAAAGATAATGAAATTAAAATACAACGAAATAATTGGTGCAATTGTAAAACCAGATGATACACCTGCCACACAAGCAGAGATATTAGAATGGGCTGCAGCAAATCCAATGCCGATAGAAGAACCAAAACAACAGAACACAGCACTTCTAGAAGAAGTGATTGAAACATTTAACAAAAGAGGATAGATTAGCAAAATGGCTGAAATAGATAAACCATTACCGAATACCAAAACAACTGTCGAAGTTCCAGGTGAAGTAGAAATTCAAGAAGCGATTAAAGAAAACGTAGAAGAAGTTGAAACTAAAGGCGGACCTGTCGAAGTTGAAATGACTGAAGAAGGTGGAGCAGAAGTTTCTTTTGATCCAAAAGTTGCATCAATGGAAGGTGGTGAAAACCATTTTGATAACCTCGCAGAATTTTTAGGTGAAGAAATTTTAGATCCACTAGGATCAAAACTATTTGAACAATACAACGAGTACAAAGAATCTCGTAGTGATTGGGAAGAAACATACAGAAACGGTTTAGATCTTTTAGGATTTAAGTACGAGAGAAGAACAGAACCTTTCAGAGGAGCATCAGGTGTCAATCATCCTGTTCTTGCTGAAGCGGTTACACAATTTCAAGCACAAGCTTACAAAGAATTATTACCATCGGACGGACCGGTTAGAACTCAAGTTATGGGTGATGCAAACGTTGCCAAAGAAGAACAAGGCAAGCGTGTTAAAGATTTTATGAATTATCAAATTATGGATCAGATGAAAGAATATGAACCAGAGTTTGACCAAATGCTTTTTTACCTCCCTCTATCCGGATCTACCTTTAAGAAAGTCTACTATGACGATCTTTTAGGTAGAGCGGTTTCTAAATTTGTACCTGCAGAAGATTTGATCGTACCCTATTCTGCAAACTCATTTAGATGATGCGGAAGCAGTAATACACGTTATAAAAATGTCAGAGAATGAATTAAGAAAACAACAGGTCGCTGGATTTTATCGAGATGTAGAACTAGGAACACCTCCTGTTACACAAAATCAATTACAAGATAAAAAATTAGAACTTGAAGGAATTCAAAAAGATGGTCAAGAAGATCAATACACACTTTATGAAATTCATACTAATTTAGATTTAGAAGGTTACGAAGATTTAGATGCTGGTGAAGAACCAACAGGAATTAAATTACCTTATGTTATAACTTTATCTGAAGCAGGTCATAAAGTTTTATCTATTAGAAGAAACTATAAAGAAGATGATCCACTAAAGAAAAAAATAAATTACTTTGTACAATTTAAATTTTTACCAGGAACTGGTTTTTATGGCTTTGGTTTAATTCATATGATTGGTGGTTTAACTAGAACTGCAACAGCTGCGTTAAGACAATTACTTGATGCAGGAACTTTAGCAAACTTACCCGCAGGATTTAAATCTCGTGGTATTAGAGTTAGAGATGATGCACAACCATTACAACCTGGTGAGTTCAGAGATGTAGATGCACCTGGTGGAAATATCAAAGATCAGTTTATGACTTTACCTTTTAAAGGACCCGACCAAACATTACTTTCATTAATGGGTGTTGTGGTTTCAGCGGGCCAACGATTCGCGAGCATCGCAGATTCACAAGTGGGTGATATGAACCAAGCCGCTGCAGTCGGAACGACGGTCGCGTTATTGGAACGTGGATCGCGGGTGATGTCAGCAATACACAAAAGATTATATGTCGGATTAAAACAAGAATTTAAATTATTAGCAGAAGTATTTAAATCATACTTACCCCCTGTTTATCCTTATGATGTACCTGGTGCATCTAGAGAAATTAAGGTTCAAGATTTTGATGATAGAGTAGATATATTACCTGTAGCAGATCCAAACATCTTCTCACAGACGCAAAGAATATCTTTAGCTCAATCTCAATTACAACTGGCGCAATCGAATCCTCGAATACATAATCTATATCAAGCATATAGATCTATGTATGATGCGCTAGGGGTGAAAAATGTTAATGCAATACTACCTCCACCGGCTGCACCAATGCCGATGGACCCAGCATTAGAACATATTATGGCAATGAGTATGAAACCTTATCAAGCGTTTCCTGGTCAAGACCACAAAGCACACATTGATGCGCATTTAAACTTTATGAGATTGAATCAAACACAAAATAATCCAGGAGCGATGGCTGCTTTACAAAAAAATATACTAGAGCACATTAGTTTAATGGCACAAGAGCAAGTACAATTAGAATTTGTCGAAGAATTACAAGAAGTACAAATGATTCAACAACAAATGCAAGCAGCGGGAGCGCAAAATCCTGCAATGGCACAAGGTATGATGCAAAATCCACAGATGATGCAGGCACAACAACGTCTACAACAGATTACAAACCAAATTGAATCTAGAAAAGCGAAGCTAATTGCAGAAATGCAGGAAGATTTTGCTAAAGAAGAAGAAAAAATTATGGGTGAGTATGGTGGAGACCCACTACTTCGACTAAAAGGTAGAGAAATGGATCTTCGAGCGCAAGATAATGAAAGAAAAGAAGAAGAAGGTCAAGAAAGATTGAATCTTGATAAGATGAAAGCGCTTATGAACCAGGAAAACCAAGAAGCGAAGCTTGAACAAGAGGCAGACCTTGCTGGATTACGTGCAGGCGTGTCACTTGCTAAACAATCAATGGCAGACCAAAGCAAGATTCACGATTTTGGTAGAAACTTCGGAAAAAAATAGATATAAATCAAATTAAGGAGAAAACTATGGTTAAAAAAATAAACAAAGGTCGAGACAATGTAAAAGTTGTTCCTGAACTTGGTGCAAACTCTAAAGGTGAGCAACAAGGTGGGATTCCTGTAGAAATGACTGACCCGTTTACATCACAAACGGTTGACGTTAGAGGTACAAAAAGAATGAGACCTGATAAGAAACCTGTAAAAGCAACTTGGTACTAAATTATGTGGTTATCGGCAATTAAACTAGCCGTCTCTGCAGGAAGTAAAATTTATGCCAACAAGCAAAGGGCAAAAGTCGCGATGTCCGATGCACAGTTGTTACACGCAGAACGACAAGCGCGAGGCGAGGAAGCTTACCAAGGTAAACTTCTAGAAGCCCGTCAAAACGACTACAAGGACGAGTTCGTTTTGGTAATTTTGTCGGCGCCAATAATTGTCCTGGCTTGGGGAGTCTTCAGTGACAATCCAGTTGCTATGGAGAAGGTAAAAAATTTTCTTCGAGCATTTCGCGGCACTGCCTACGTGGTTTTCGACATTGTGGATCCTTGTCGTGGGTAGTATTTTTGGTA